CCGAGGGCAGGACTACCAGGACTGCGCCGAGGGCCGGGGGGCACCCCTCCCCGTCAGCCTGACCGTTCCCGGCTGGCCGGTCAAGCGCCGCCTGTGGCGGCCGACTGGATCCACTCGGAAACGATCTCCAGCATCAGGGTTTCGTCCTCGGCCGAGATGCCAAGGAAGGGTCGTGCCGGGATGTTGCCCCAGGGGATCGGCGCGCCCCGGCTGGTCTGCCCGAAGGCCCCCTTCGCCGCGCCAAACTGCTGGACGGCGGCGTAGATCATGGGCGAGCCCCATTCGATCCGGTCCGGAAAGGCCTCGTAGTTGATCGTCGAGGAGAGGGAGCCGGAGGGACCGAAGAGCGGCCGGGTGTCCAGCCGGTTCGTCTTCCGCGCCCCATAGGCTGCAAGGGTGGTGGGCGACTTCGGGGCCCAGACCGACCCGTCCGGCGCGCGGCCCGTTGGGAAACGGTCGGTGGTGGATTTCACCAGGTATTCGCCAAGGTCCTGGAAGAGCGACAAGGGATTGCCAAGGGCACTGTCCAACCGCTGCAGGGCCGGGGTGATCTGGTCATTCTTGATCTCGAGAGTGATCATCGTTATCTCCCTAACGATGGGCGTGACACGGTAACATTCTCCCGGCCGTAGCACGATCGAAAGGTCGGAGCGCCATGTGGGGTTTCCGGGAAACCGGCAGGGGGGCCCCACCGCCCATCACTTCCCCTTCTTCCTCAGCCGCAACAGCTCGCGGTCCCGGTCGGCCTCGCGGATGCTGAGACGCCGGAAGCTGGTGACGAACAGCCCCCGCCCGGTCATGGTCGCCTTCACCACCAGGACGTGCCCGCCTGCATCTGGATCGACAAGCACGTAGATCAGGTTGTTCGTGCCGTCCTGAATGACTTCCGTAGCTCCGTCGATGATCTGCTGGACCCGCGCGTATTCGAGGACCGAAAGTTCGGCATGCTCAGCCTTTTGCTTCGCGGCCGTCTCGGCCGAGATCGACGCGACCCGAAGCTGCGCTCCGATGCGCCCTGCGTCGGCGTCCGAAATGCGCGCCAGCGGAAACACCCCGGTCGGGTCCGCGAACCAGCGGGCAAAGAGGGTCGAACGTACCCAGTCCTGGATGACCGCAACCGAAGGCTCGGGTGGCAGTGTCTCCAGCTTGGGCGCGAGAACGGCAATGTCGCGGGCAGCCGTTCGACCCGGCGCATAGGCCCAGCCTCTGTCGATCCCAACCGGCGCGCCGGTCTTCTGGTCGAGCTTCTGCCAGCCGCCAGGCAGGGGCTTGCCCGGCTGCCCGCCCAGGCGCTGCGCCCCGGCAAAGGACCGGGCACCGACGACATAGCAGCTGCAGCCCCAGCCGTTCGGCGGGGCATGGGTGGCCCAGAACGGATGATCCGGCGGCAGGACCAGGCCGTCCCAGCCAAGGTGGATCAGGCGCGGCTCGACCGAGCCGCCGTGGCGGTAGACCCAAAGGCTGAAGCCTCCCTCCACCAGCTGGGCCATCCGCCCGGCGGCGTAGGAGGTCCGCATGTTCGTCCGGTAGATCACCCGGGTGCGCCAGGCCTCGCCCGCCTTGGTGCCTTCGCCGGTCCAGCCGTGCCAGCCGCGCTCCTCGACGATGCGGCGGAAGTCGCGGCGGAACTCCTCCAGGCTCGTTCCCTGGCTGATCGCCTTGTCGACGGCGGCGGCAAGGTCGGCCAGAAGGTCGGCCTTCGTTGCCCCGGCCACCATGAAGGCGCGGTCGTGCTGGTCTTGCCAGAGGTCATCCCACTTCGCTGTCGGGACCAGGTTGCCCAGGCGCAGCCGGAAGGCAGCGACGGCTTCCTTGAAGGGCTTGCCGAAGGTGCCCGTGAGCGTGTCAGCCACCGGCGCCCTCGCTGTCCTGGACAAGCGCCGCGCGGCCGCCGGCATGGCCCGCCATCATCGCCTCGGCCATGACCCCGGCAAGCTCGGTCACGTCAAGGTCGGGGTAGGCGGTCAGGACCATCTCGCGGAACTCTTCCAGACTGCCGGCGGCCTCGAGCATCGCCTCGATCTTCGCAAGCATCGCCCCCATGGCCGGGGCGGCTTCCTCGGCAAGGCGGTCCGTCAGAAGGTCGGTTTCGGAAATCTTCGTGGGAGGGCCGCCAGAGGGCCTTTCGCTCTGGGGGGCGGTCTCCGTCCCCGGAAGGGGCTCGACCCGTTTAATTTCGTCTGTTTGGCTTTTAATTTCGCGATCCGGCGGCTGGGGTCCGGTCACGGGTGCGCCGCCGCCGCTCGGACGCAGCAATTTTGCCCCCGGCTTGGGGTCCGACAGGCCGAACTTGTCACGGAGCTCGCCCTGGTCCACCTCGAGCCCCCGGTCGACCAATCCGCCGATCGCAGTCGAGAGGGCGACGAGGTCTTCCTTCTCGGGCTCCTCGATCTTGAGGCGCGGGTAGACCTTCAGGGGGCCGAAGTTCAGCTGCATGAAGGGGCGGATCAGATCCCGGTTCAGGATGCCCGCCAGCGCCCGGGCATCGGCGGTCTGGATCGACTTCTGCACCTCGCGGTGCTCCTTGCCGGACCCGAGGCCCCCGGTCACCGCATCGGTCGTCGCGGTCTGGCCGAGGACCGCCTTCGAGATCTGCATGTCGAGCCAGTTGGCCCGGTTCTCGTAAAGGTCGGACGAGGCCCCGACATTCGAGGTCTCGATGAACTCGATCTGCATCGATTCCGGAATGATGGCAGCGCAGTCCCCGGCGATGTTCGAGACGGCGGTGAAAAGGGTGTTCTTGTCCTTCTCGGATGCCTCCGGCCCGAACTTGCCCAGGCGCAGGGGCTGGCCGTAGGTCTGGGTGAAGATCGCCCAGTCGCGCTGGGTGTAGGCCTTGAACATCCAGCCCCAGGCGGCGACGCGGGCAAGGCCCGACCGCAGGGTGATCCCGCTCTTGGCCTTGACCTGGGCGAAGACGAACTTGAAGGCGGGCAGAGGCACCTCTTGCCCGGTGTCGGTCAGCATCAGCGGCGTCTTCAGGTCGTTCCGGTCAAAGCGAAACCAGCGCGGGTCGCGGTACTCCAGCCGCAGCGGCATCCACTGGCCTTCCGAGGTGTCCCAGAGGATCTCGGTCATGCTGTAGCCCTTGCCGATGCAGTCGAGGATGTCGAAGACCTCCTCGGTCAGCTCGTCGCGCATCAGCCAGTCGCGGACCATCTTGGCATGTTCCTCGGCCTCGGGCGTGTCGTCGCCGGCCTCGACGGTGAAGGGCATCTGGCTGACAGCGCGGCGGCGGGTGCCAAGGACGCCCAGGTAATGCGCGTCCCGCTCCTCGATCGTCTCGGCGAGCTCGAGGTAGCGGATGGCGTCGCCGGCATCGGCCTCGCGCAGGATGCCGGCCAGGCGTTGCGGGTTCAGCCCGTCCGCCGGGTAGCCCGACATCGGCGAACGCACGCCGCCGATCGTGGCGCGGCTGATCTCGGTCTTGAGGACAGCCTTGGTGACCGGCTGGCCACGGGCGTCGAGGAGCTGGGCGGTTTTCATGGGGTCACCTCGGGTTCTTCAGGTTTCGAAGGCTGCGCCTCGTTGCTTGGCCATTCGCCACGAGCGACTCGATCGGCAATCTCGCGTTGCAGCTCCGCCTTGGTCGCCCTTACCTTCACCTTGATCGTCATCAGCACGCGATCGCCCATTAGAACACACTCCCCCTCAGTCTGGCCCCAAGTGGCGCGCGGAAGCGGTCGCGCTCGTCATCTTCATCCGGGCCCATGCCACGGCCGCGACCGGACCCGGCCCCGCGATACTCGTAGGTCGCCTCGCCCAGCTCAGCCGCCGTCACGGCCAGGGCGGCAGCCCAGAAGCGGTCGGCGTGGCCGTCAGTCTCGCCATCGGCGATCAGGCGGCGCTGGCCGGTGACGCCGACCTGGGACTTGATGGCGTGAAGGTCGGACCGCAGGACGGGGTCGCCGGCGGGGATGCGAAGCTTGCGGTCCTGGAAGCGTTCTTTCAGGACCGTGGCCATCCCCAGCTTGTTCGCCCCGGTAAAGAGGACACCCTCGACCCGGGAACTGCCATGGCGGCGCTGCGCGTCCTCGACCGGCTTTTCGCCCATGCCGGTCTGGTCGATCTTCGCGCGGATCACCCGGTAGCGGGCGAAGACATCGGCCAGAAGCGCGTCCTGCTCGGCAAAGCTGATCCGGCGGCGGGCGATGACCTCACGGGTCCAGAGGACGTCGCCGACCAGCTCGCAGACCCAGATCACGAAGAGGTCGTTCCGCGCCGCGATGTCGACACCGATGAAGCAGGGCCCGCCCTGGTAGTTCCCGGGCTTGCCCGCGCCCTCGGCCTCGCAGGAACTGATCAGGTCGTAGTCAAGCCAGGCGCTGGCCTCGTCCAGCCACTTCAGCTCGTATTCCTGCGCCCAGGCATCCTCGTCGGCCATGCCCTTGCGCAGCATGTCGACGTCGCGTTCAAGGCCCTGTTTAACGGCCTCGTAAATGTCGACCACATGGCGCGACCAGACCGAATCCTCGGCGGTCATCAGCTCGTAGAACTTGTTGCCCTTGCCGTTCGGGGTGGAGATCACCCGCAGCTTCTGCTGGCCCTTGGAGATCACGGGGAAGAGGGCTGCCCAGATCTCGCGCGACTTCGCATGGAAGGCGAACTCGTCCAGGATCACGTTGGCCGAAAAGCCGCGCGCGGTGTCGGGGTTCGCAGGCAGCGCCGTGATCCGGCTGCCGTTCGGGAAGGCGACCTCCATCGCCTTGTAGACGGCGTCTGGCCCCTTCTCTTGCGGCGCGCGGAACTCGTTCTCCTCGAAGCGCGGCTCGCCGCCTTTGACGATGGTGTTGTAGACCTCGTAGAAGGCCTTGGTGAAGGGCTTGATGACCTCGGTCATCATCTCGGCCGCCTGGCGTTCGCCCCGGCTCAGGATGACCCAGCGGGCGCGGCGGTCCTCGACCCATGCCTTGAAGCAGTCGTCTGAGGCCTCTCCGCCGGTCGAGAAGGTCTTGCCGGTCTGGCGGGCGAACATGCCGATCTTGAACCGGCTCTCGTCGGCGATCCAGGCCCGCTGGTAGGGCAGGAAGTTGATGACCGGGCGGACGAGGGCGCTCACGCCTGCTGCTCCCCGGTCTTTGCGCCGAGGACGGCAAGAACGATCTTCGCCACCAGTGCCCAGACCGACTGGCGGCGGCGGTGCCCTTTGATCTGGAACTTGCCGTAATCAGTTTCTTCGCCCGTTACCTCCGACCCTTCTTCGGTCCAGGTGCAAACGTAGTCGCTGACCTCAGCCAAGTCGCTGATGTTGCGCGCGCTCGCCAGGGCGATCACCCGACCATTCAGCTTGACCTCGACCGTCAGCATCAGCCGTCCTCGGGCAGGCGCACCCGGCCCGGCTTGAAGACCGCCCGGTTGACCGCCATGAAGCCCTGCTCGATCTGGGTGCGGCCGATCGCCAGCCAGCGCTTGTCGATGTCGTCGTTCAGCGCAAGCTGGTCGAGGAGCCGCAGGACATGCTCCTCCGCGTGCTTGTTGAAATTGACGATGGCAACCGCATCGCCGCTTTGCGGCTGGTAGCCCGCGACCGGTAGGCCTTCGTGTTTCGGGGCGGTAGTCATTCCTGTTCTCCTTCAACCTCTGATCTGCTAAGACGCGAGCGCGCGGTGCGTCGGGAAATTCTGCCGGCGCAGCAATCGGTCAGCCTGTATGCTTTCGCCCCGGCCGCGCACCACTCATTCTGCGAACCCCATGATGCGGCGCGCCTTGGCGGCGGCCTCGGCGTCGATGTCGCCGGTGGCGACGGCGCTGGTCAGGGCGGCGTCCTGTTTCGCCTTCAG